GCGTTACAGCAGTCCCGGTCCCGTAGCCGCCGCCGCCATACGTACCAATGCCATAACCCGTGCCAGAAGGGATCGAACCAACGCCAAAGTTATAGATATAATACGCATTTCCGCCATTCATGTAGCCGCTTGTCGCAGACGTCGGCGTAGTGGGAGCGGTGATGGTAAAGTTGTTTGCGTCAATTACAGATTGGACCAGATACTGTCCATAGAAGGTGACGCCACCAACGGTGGTGGATACCAGAACGGGGAACGTACTTTCGACACTGTACCCATGATTGTTCAAGGTCACAGTTACCGTTGAGGCGCTAGTCCCCGTGGTTGTGGCAAACTTTGCAACAGAACCGCCATTCGCTACAGTCGATGTGGCAGGAAGCGGATTGCCAAGAATGTCAGTGACATAGAGCGTATACGTGCCGGATCCAAGGCTGCCATCGGGATCGCAGGCATATTGGCCAAACAGAACTATGCCGCCAACTGAGATCTGCGTAGCAATGTATACAGAGTCGTAGTCGGTTATGCCTACGACCGTGCCATCTGTGACCGTAACCTTGTTGCTACCGGACGTTGTGGATACTGATACAGCAACGCTATCGGACGTATTGCGCGGGGTAATGGCGGACTGGCCATTTACCGGAGGATATACGTTCAGCTGTGCTTGCGTCGTGCTGGGAGCGTTCTGCGTAGCATAGGCAAGGTGCGTCTGCGCGTTTGTATCTTCCCATGCCAGCAAGGCGCGTACGATAGCGGTAGTGGAAAGGCCCGAATATTGGACCCATCCGCCCAGCTTCTGCACCAACGCCCCCTGCGCCAAATCGTAGATAAACCGCACCAGATTGCCGCTGGCAAAGCCAGTCTCGTTCAACGCTGGCGTGGCGTTCTCGTTAAAGCCCGGAGTAAGTTTGATGCTTGAATGGGGCACTTATTATCCCCTTGGCAGCGAGGCTGTAGGCGTCGGGGCATATGGCGACCAATCCGCTCCGGCAAAGCGCTTGCGAGATTCTTCCGTCAAAGCGCCCTTCAGCAGGTTTTCGTACTGAAGTTCGTACGTCGGCCCCATCGAGGGGTCGTTGCTTGCACTGCCAAAGTTGCGCTGGAACTGCGCGACGTAGATCATCGAAGCCTGAATGAGAAGATCCGGGTAGTACGTACTGATGAAAGTCGTCGCAGTAGACGCAAGAGACGACGTTGCATTGTCGTAAAGAGTAGGAAGGCGTACTGTGCCAGATACAGTAACAGTGTAACTCCCATCAGGATAAGGACCAAGAAGAATATTGTTATAAGTGTTGCCAAAAGTAGCAGCATCCCCGCCATACATCGCAAAATACTGAGGCATTGCCGAGCCAGACGATGATCCATAGACATTTTGCAAGAACTCTTTGGTCGTAGGTAGCAGGGTAGTCGTAACGCCATTGCTGGTAATCGTCAGGGTCTGGACCGTCACAAAATCATTCACGCCAAGCTGCAGGATGTTGTTGCCAGATATGGTCGTGTAGGTGTTCGTAGTAACCGAAGGCAAAATATCCAAATCGCGCTGAATACGTAGTTCTGCGTAATTGAGCATCTGCGGGATCAGGGTGTTGAATGACGAGTCCACCCCAACCACTACGCCGTTAGAAGTCGTCGTCTGGACGACAGCCATGTTGGCGATTTGCTGTACGTACAAGTTATACGTGAGTGGCGTAGTTGCTGGCGTAGACATTGGGATGCGGCTCGCCTTCTAGCTATGCGCTCTGGGTCATGTCACTCTTAATGAATTTCACGTTTTCTTGCAAACGCAAATCGTCAGGGCACAATTCCGCAGCCATCTCTGCATGGTGCAGGGCTTCTTCTTTGATTCCCATATTCCATGCGGACACGCTTGCATAGTCGTGGGGCATTGCTCCCCATACTTCCGGATCAACAGTATAGACCCATTCCCGGTTCTGGATGCGCAAGGCAGACTTGCACGCTCCATAGCACTCCGGCCATAGTCCCAGCCGGTATGTGATCTTTGCAATCTCCATCCACGGCTCACGGGTGTTCGGAGCCTCAATAACGCCTAGCCGAGCCATCTTGAGAGCGTTGTCGTAGTCCCCTAGTTCAGAATAGCATCGGGACATGACGCGGTAGGCATAGCACCGTTCATTCGCCCAATTGGCACCGGGTAGCGCGAGATAGCGATTGCACTCGTCAATCGAGCGCTGCCAATGGCCGTGGAATGACAATTCTCTGGCATAGTAGAACGCATTCCGAGGATCATGCGGATCCTCCTTGACCGACATCTCTAGAAGGGGGAGGTACTGTCCACGGCTTTTGGTCGGATCAGGCTTGTGGATAACCATGAGCATGTCGGTTTCGGCATACTGCTCATTGATCAGATATGGCACGGGGTATTCATGGCAAGGATGAACCCAGCGGTATCCATGCCGTGCGTGGATCTTCTCGTACTTGAAGATGATCCCAGCGCCCCAATCGAAACCGTACCTTAGGCGAGTGGTTCCCGCAGTCCAGACACGCTCGATTTCTTCTCGCCATCCGGGTTGAAGAACTTCATCAAGGTCAAGGCTAACGCAAACATCAATTTCGCGAGGTAGTAGAGATAGAGCAGTGTTTCGAGCGTCATCAAAACGCCAAGGAGTAACAACAATATCATGGACGATTGCTCCATATTGCTCTGCCAGATCACGGGTTCGATCAGTGCTTCCAGTGTCTGCAATCACAATCATGTCGGCGTCTCTAGCGGCGCTGCAGAACCGCTCGGCAAACATTTCTTCATTTTTGCTAATGGCGTAGACGCAGATCTTCAATGTCATTGAAAAACCAATATATTATGATGCTATAGCCATTTATGTAGCAGGAGTAGTGCTCCACGGCAAGGCTGGCGTCACAGCGGCAGGTGCAGCAAGCAGAGAAAGCTGGTTGTCAATAGCGCCCTGCCATTGAGCGATACCGTCTTCGCCAAGAGCATCATGGACCCACCCAATGACCTGCTCCTCCGTCAGTTGGGCAAAGGGTACAAACGTGTCATTCGGATCAAGCGTGATTTGCGTGTTGGAATACGAACCAGCGCCGTTGGTGCCGTCAGTCCCCTCGATATGCCAATACACGGCAAACACTACATCCGTGTTCGATCCCTGTGTAGGGTAGCAATCCAAGCGGTCGATTGACCATGTGTATGTGTTTGCCATGATTTTTCCTCAGAACATTAGGAAGAAGTTGGATTGGTTGGCTTTAAACGCAAACGAAAGAGCGCCGTTTACATCACTAGAACTCAGCGTTGCAGTTCTGGCCGTAGATGTCCCTACAGATGCCTGACTTTCATCGACAACGAGCAGCGCAAAATTGCCGCCAAGGCCAGAGACGCCGGGTACGTTCACGCGGCTTGTGGTGCTTCCGGGTGCTGTAAAAGTCGGACTACCGACAATGTTGGCACCGTAAACAGAAACAACCAAGTCGTTTGCTGCAGTGGTAGTCAGTGTATTAGTGGTAACGCTCGTGCCCGCAGTGGTGTTGTTCACTGGAGTTGAGGACGAATCGAACCCGCTTAGGCCCCTATAGCACAGCATGACTGTTTCATTGGTGGCAGAGCCACCAGTCATCGCTACAGAAGACTCACTTGCACTAGCTACTTTATAGTACGCGGTAGCCCAAGCATTGTTGGTCCCAATCAGGGTCCAACCAGTCGGGGTTGTCAGGGTCCCGCTGACTGATACGATAATCAGGATATCCCCAGATGCATAGCCCGATGGCACTGGCACCGTGGGGTTTAGGCCCATAATGGCCGACCCTGCTGCGATAAAAGACCAAGCCATCTTACTGCTGCGCCACCGCTACAACGTCCCAGAAGCTATCCTGCGAGTTGTATATACATCCGACATACAAGACCTTGCTGATTACCGTGGTGGTGGGCAGCGCTACACCGACAGCGCGGTATGCACCTGATGTGGTAGTCCATGTAAGAGCCTGCGCTGTGCCGTTATCCTTGAAGCGGATTGTCAGACGCTGGCCATCAACCGGGGTGCCGGAAGGTGCGGCAATAGTAGCCGAGGCAGCAAGCGCCGTGACGTTATATTGGTTGGTCGTCCCGGCAGTGGGCGTGATTGTGCTACCGCTGGTCGTCGCGATGGTCAGGGGCTGATACGAACCGTTGTGTACCAAAGCGCCGGGTGCGGCTGTTGAGCCGATGTTGATTGTAGTGGTGCTGCCCGATGCGCCGCCCGTACCGAGGTTGATTGTTTTTGTGTTGCCCGACGAAGTTGCGCCAGCCTGAATATTTGTGGTCTGAGATACAAGAGACTGGCCAAATGTCAGGGTACCAGTGTGGTTAGTACCACCAATACTGATGGGGCCAGATGTGGTGGCGAGGCCGATAGAAATGGTACCGACGGTTGAGCCGATCTGCAGGGTGGTACTGGTAAGTGATATTGAGAAGGAGCCTGCTGATGCGAGAAATGTCCCAGTAACATTTAGCGAGTCTGCTCCAACTGCGTATTTTTGCCCAGCAGTTACGTTTGTTCCCGCCAAGGGGGCCGTAAAGTACGTGCCGTAGAGGGTGTTGACCGTTACGCCGGTACTTGCCGCAGCGTAAGTCTGTGCCCCAAACGAGTTCATGTAGGCGGTATTGACTGTGCCAGATGTTCCAGTGCTAGTGTCTGTGAATGTGGCGGCGCTCTGGATCATATTGATCCCACTGGTATTCCATGCCGTGTAGCTGTTGGACGTCCCTGCCGCAATATTGATTGGACCGCCAACGGTCAGCTTGCGGGTCGCGGACGCAAACGTCAAGCTGCTACTTTCCGACATAACCGAGCCGGTATCAAACATGATCTGGCCCGCTGCGCCACCGCTGGTTGCGGTCGTGCCTACGGTGAGGGTGCCACCACCACCACCAGTCCCAAAGGGGCCAACAGTTGATCCATTGACCTGAGCATATACCCCCGCCGTCGTAGCCCAAATATCCCCGTTAACAGGGCTGGTGGGGGCAGTGCCGGGGGTTAGGTTGATGCTGGCAGCGGTTGTCGATGATGCCTGAAACGTGGTCTTTCCGGTCGTGGCAATGACAACCGCATCAGTTGTCCCGCTATTGACGACGAAGTGGATGGGGTTCGACGTGGCCGTGCCAAGCACCAGATCGCCACTGTTCGAGTACAGGTATACGGCGTTGGCAAGATTCAGCGACCCGCTGCCGGTGAACCCGGAACTATTCATTCCGAAGTCGCCGTAGTAGGTCGTAGATGTCCCAAGGTTGTTCGACACAATGTGGTCAACGGATGCTGCTGCGCCGTTGTTCGTGTTTTGCAAAATTGTCTGGACGTAGCTGTTGGTGGATAGCGTGTATGACGCAAAAATTCCCGTATCGCTATATCCTAGCGTGCCATAGCTATATGCACCGGCTGACAGCGCGGACAAGATCGAGCCGCTGGCGATGTAGAATGGGGATGACAGAGATGTCCCGCTGAAGGTAAAGTTTGAGGTGCTTGCGAGGGCGCTGGAGCCATTCCCATACGGGATGTAGCCAGATGCGAGAGACGTCAGGCCGGTCCCGCCATTTCCCACGGGTAGAGTGCCCGTGACGCCGGTCGAAAGGGGCAGGCCGGTCGCGTTGGTAAGGACAATGGCCGTCGGGGTGCCGAGGGCTGGAGTGACCAGCGTGGGGCTGTTGGACAGGACCACGGAGCCCGTCCCGGTCGATGTCGTGACGCCAGTCCCTCCATTGGCTACAGCGAGAGTTCCGCCCAGCGTGAGGGTGCCCGAGGTGGTGATGGGGCCGCCAGTCAACGTCAGGCCCGTGGTCCCGCCAGAGCCACTGACACTAGTTACTGTGCCGGAGCCGGATACAGGAATCCACGACATGACACCGCCAGTGGTGGACGACAGTACGTAGCCATTGCTGCTCGGAGCCGATGCAGGGAGCGTATAAGTCGTGGCCGCAGCACTCGCGCTGCCCTGCAGTGTCGTGGTCGTAGAGTTCGACGTGATGCCGATGGATGGGCTGGAAATGCTAGTTGGGGCTGTGACAACCCCATTCAGCGTAGTCGTGCTGGTGCCAGCCGCACTGCCAATGGCGATGGCTGTGGTGCTGCCCGATGTACCATTATTGCCGATGTTGACGGTTTTTGTATTTCCTGACGTTACAGCACCAGTGCTGATGTTTGTGGTGCTGTTGCCTGTGGAAATCCCGAGAGAGATGGCACCAGTGGTGCCAGATCCACCAATTGTGATCGTCTTGGTCGCCGCCCCGGAGAGCGCAAAGTTGCCTCCGAAGTTTACCGTCATAGCTCCCGAAACGGTACTGCCCAGATTGATGGT